TACTCAAGTCCATTTTCTTTATTGGACGAAATAATATCAAACGGAATGTTGAACGATTGGATTGATAGATTCTTGAAATCACACAAAGAATCGCTACAATGGGAAGTTTGGATTAACAAAATACATGAACAATCGTGGGCGGATTACCTCGCTGAATCTGAAGCGAATGAAGATTTGGTGAATGCATCATGGGGTGATACGGAGATTGAAGCAACTATATCGGATAATTTCGAAATGATGCAGAATTTCAAACCCGAATAAGGTGGTGAGATATTGGATTTATTTAAACTTATTGGAAAAATCGTTATTAAAAACGAAGATGCCAACAAGGAGATTGACAAAACAACAAAAGAGGGTGAGAAGTCATCAGAGCGTTTTGAAAAGGCTTTTGGCAAGATTGGAGATTTTGCCAAAAAGATGGGTAAAGTTGCCCTTATAGGTCTTGGCATGGTCGCAACGGGTTTGATCGCTTTGAGTAAAAAAGCGATAGCAAGCTATGCGGAATATGAACAGCTTGTCGGGGGTGTTGAAACTCTATTCAAGGATTCAGCGGGAATAGTCAAGCGGTATGCAGATGAAGCATATAGAACCGCTGGGTTAAGTGCCAACGATTATATGAAAACCGTTACGGGGTTTAGTGCATCGCTATTACAATCACTTGATGGTGATACCAAAAAGGCAGCACAAAAAGCTAATATGGCGGTTATCGATATGGCTGATAATGCCAACAAGATGGGTACAGCTATCGGAGATATTCAGAACGCATATCAAGGATTCGCAAAACAGAATTATACCATGCTCGACAACCTCAAACTTGGATATGGTGGAACTCGTGAAGAAATGCAGAGGTTATTACGAGATGCCGAAGCGATAAGCGGAATTCATTATGATATATCCTCATATGCTGATGTTGTAGATGCTATTCACGTTATCCAAACTAAGATGGGTATAACTGGTACAACTGCAAAAGAAGCGGCAAGCACAATTCAAGGTTCAATCGGGCAGATGAAGGGTGCATGGATAAACTTCTTAACTGGTATGGCAGACCCTTCACAGAATTTCGATAAACTTCTGAAGAACCTAGTTGACTCAGTAATAAACGTTACTAACCAATTAATACCCCGATTAGCTAAGATGTTACCTCGATTAGTTGAGGGTATATCACAGATTATAGCTAATCTTGCCCCACAACTACCAAGTATAATTGAGAAACTCATACCGCCTATATTACAAGGTGCGATGATGGTTCTTCAAGCCATCTTGCAAAATCTACCAGCAATTATCATGGCTATTGTGAGGTCGCTCGGTAAACTTCTCTTGAAGTTGGTCGAACCATTTAAGGGTTTAGGAAAACAATTTGTAGGTGAATTGAAACTAGCGTTCGAGCAAGTCAAGAGTGCTGTTAGAACCGCAATAAATGCGGTTAAGAACGTATTTGTTGTTGGTTGGAATGCTATCAAGTCGGCTGTAATAGCGATTGTGCGTGGTTACGTTCGTGCATTAGGTGCTGAACTAGGATTCATCAAAGCTGTTATATCAACAGCCTTAAACGGTGTAAAACACGTATTTAGCACAGTATTCAACGGTGCATATAACATTGTTCGTAGTGCGATAGCTAAAATCAAGAGTGTGTTCAACTTTAGTTGGAAATTACCGAAGTTGAAATTACCACATATCAAGATTAAGGGTAAATTTAGCTTATCCCCGCCAAGCACACCATCATTCGGTATCGATTGGTACAAAAAGGCTATGGATGGCGGTATGATCATGAACAAACCAACGATATTTGGTTACGATTCCGCAACAAATAATTTCATGGCTGGTGGTGAAGCTGGAAGTGAAACGGTTGTTGGTACAAATTCGCTAATGACAATGATTAAAAATGCAGTTTCGGAGAATAACAACGTTATTCTTGTGAGAATCCTCGAAATTCTCGAAAAAATCGATTCAACTTTAGTTGATAAGATGATAGAAGCGTTCAATTCTGTTAATTTCGTGGCTGATGATAGAGAATTAGGAAGGTTTATCAAGAAATATGCTAGATAAAATGACTTTTTGTAATTTTAAGCCGAACGTGCCAGCGTTCGGGAACCCCAACAATACGATAGAGTTTGGAAATCAATCTCTATCGATTGATGGTAAAAATTATTGGTGTTTTTTAGATAAGAACGGAATCCGTGATTTCGCTTATGAGTATGAATCAGATGTTGGAAAGAGAAATTTCAAGCGAAAAGGTGGAACAAAAACCGTTACTTGTAAAATGCATTCGGTGGATTGTGAAAGCATCAGAAACGAACTAAATAAATTGAGTTATCTCGTTGATAATCAGTTCGATATGATGAATTCATACTATCCAACATCATATTTAGTGATTGGGGAGTGCTATGCGGAAGTTAGATTAGTTGAGGTCAAATTTAGTGATTATTTGCTAGATGATTATCACACTAAATTAGAATTCACGTTCTTATCGGATGATTGGATTTGGTACAAAGATACTGTTATTGAGTATGACCCGAATTTGTATGCGAATATTGAAGATTTTTGGCGAGATTACAACGGAAATGGTAAGCGTGGTTATAACTATGGTTACGGTGGTAGCGGTGATTATGAATCAACTATACATCCTTCACTTGTTAACGTTGCCAACAATTCAACCGCTCATGTTGAGTTATATCTGTATGGATTATTCGATAATCCGTATATCATGTTCAACGGTTTGAAAAAGGGTATAACTGGTCGATTGAGTGAAGGTGATTATATTCTTCTGAGTACAAGAAATAAGAGTGTTACGCTGTTTAAGTCTAACGGAAACCAAGAAAATATTTTTTCAAGAAGATTAAAAGATTCGTATTTTTCCGTATTCAGAAAATTAACTTTACCTTGTAATATCACAGTTCCAAGAGGTTTGAAATTCTCACTTGTAATAAGTGAAGAAAGGGGTTCACCACTATGGACTTAATATATACTGCGTGGGATTTTGCCAACAATGGGAATGACCCCATAGAATCGGGAGTTTTGAAGCGTGGAACATTCGATTGTGATATTGATGATGGTAATGATTTCTCGTTCCTCAGTTCATATGATGTGGGTGATGAGCCTTATTTACCAATGTTGATTGACCAATACATATTTCTCGAAGGAACTGAATATGGTGGTTTGGTAACCAATCGTAAAATTGATAAACAAGCTAGAACGATTGAATTATCGGGATTAACGTTCCGTGGATATCTCGATACTAAAATTGTAATAGTTCCAAGTGGTAGAGATTTCTATACTGTTAACGGTGATTTAAGGTCGGTAATTAGGGAGTTATTCCGTGATTGTTATATACCAACTCATTGGATTATCGATGATGTAAGTGATATCACAGTAACTTATCAATTCGATAGATATTGTACATTGAGTAAGGCACTTAACGATTTGTGCGAGAAATATAAATTGAAGATGATGTTTCGTCATGAAAATGATGGAATTCATTTCTCAATTGTCAAACTCGACAATCTAACAAGAGAAGTTGAACTATCCAAGGAAGATTATGATCATATATCACTAACAATCACACAGAAGGGTGATTATCCAAACTTCATGATTGCACTTGGTAAAGGTGAATTACAGGCGAGGGAAGTTTTATATCTGAGTTCCCTCGGTGGTGTAAATCTATCATCAAGAGATGCGATATATGAAGGTGCTAGAGTTATCACATATGAGAATACATCAAGTGATAATTTACTTACAGATGCAACAAATAAGTTCAATGAATTGATGGCTAATTTTGTAGCATCCGAATACGGAAGTTATATCACAACAGCGGAAATCAATTCATATGACGATTCAATCGAGTTAGATATTGGGGATATAGTAAATATATTCGAGCCGATATTTAGCGTCAGATTATCCGTTAAAATTACGGGCAAATTAATACGCAAGGTTAATCAAGATAAGGAAGTTATAACGTATAAATTCACAGAGGTACATAATGGCTAATGAAATCAAGTTAATTACTGGTGCTAGTGGCACAAGGCACATCACACCACAAGATGATGCATCACTTATTAGGGGTATTGTTGGTAGTGGTGCTTATATACTGAACGATGTTCAACTTGAAATTAGGTCGAACAACACGATTGTTATTCCAGCGTGTGACCTTATTATAAACGGTAGGCACATCAGAATTACGAATCCGAAATCCGTTACAATCGAAAACGGTACGGTTGGTAATTCAAGAACCGATACAATCTACCTTCATTACACCAATACGGGCGGTGTTGAGGATGTTGATATCAAAGTAAATAAGGGTGCTGGGGTATCGGGAAGGGTTGAGGATTTCGGAACATCATCCGTAAATCAATTCACACTTGCAACGGTTACACTTAACGGTATCAATATCACGGGAACGAAGTTGAATCTAAACAAGATACCGTTACAAGAGATTGCTGATAAATTAAAAGGTGATAACGATGAGGTGAAAACCAAATATATTACAAAAAGCGTTAATATTCGTAAGGGTTTAAACTCTCTAGGGGGTATCGGGATAAGCACACCGAAAATATTATCCATCACGGGCACGGTTCATTATGCGAACTATGTGTTACCTCTATCATATCCGATGATAAATTACGGTTCGGGTGCGTACATCGAATGGGGTTTATCGGCAATAATGATTGGCGATGTGCTAACAATCGTATCGGGATCAGATTGGGCAAACTGTACAGTTGAGATTGCAATTACATATAGGAATTAGATGAGGGGTGAGATAGGTGGAAAAATACATGTGGATAGTGCCGATTTTTTCTACCCTATTAGGCGGTAGCGTAATGAGTTTTGTTCAATTCCTTATCACAAGGCATGACGAAAAGAAAAGACGCCTAATACCCGTAGAGAAGTTCGATAAACTCGTGTCGCTGACACTTGCACAAGTTCAAGCGAGGTTGGTATTAAATGGCGATACATTTTTACACAGAGGCTCAATCACAGCCAGAGAGCGTGCAATGTACTTTGATATTTATAATAAGTATCATTCACTGGGTGGAAATGGCTATGCGGAATCTACACATAAAGATGTTATGAATTTACCAATTAGTGATATTGGTGTTGATTTAAAAGGGAGAAGATATGAGAATTAACTGGAAAGTAAGATTTAAAAATGGTAAGTGGGTAGCTATGTTCCTAGGTGCAGTAGTAACCACAGGATACATGATTTGTGATACATTAGGAATTAAAATCCCTATTCCTCAGACAGACGTTACAAAAATCATCACGGCTATTTTAGGACTTTTGGGGATGCTCGGAGTTATTACAGACCCTACTACAAATGGGTTTAATGATAGCGCAAGGGCTATGAGTTATGGAGTGCCAACAGATAAATTAAATACAACGGAAATCGAAAAGGGTTTGAGAAATGCGGAGGTGATAGACAATGGGGAAGCGAGAACAAATTATTAATACGGCAATCAGATATAATGGGATGCCTTTTCAAGGGGGTTCACATAAAACTCTGATTGACGAATTTAACAAGCACAAGCCTGATGGTTGGGCGATGACTTACACAGCTAACTTCTGCGCTGCATGCGCCTCTGCAATCGCTTATCTATGCGGGGTGGGTGATGCCTATCCTTGCTCTGCTAACGTAGGTACAATCGTAGCCAAGGCGCAGAAGATGGGCATATGGGTAGAGAACGACGCGTACATACCAACTGCAGGTGACTGGATAGTCTATGCGTGGAACGATAGCGGACGAGGTGACAATGTAACAGGAGCCAGTCATGTAGGTATTGTAGTATCTACTGGTGGAGGTTACATCAATGTGTTTGAGTTTAATATAGGAAATCGCCACAGTACAGGTTACCGAAAGATTGCGGTAAATGGTCGTTTTATAAGGGGGTTTGTCGTGCCGAATTTTCAGACTTATGGGTGGATACAAAATGAACATGGATGGTGGTTCAAAAATAAAGACGGTAGCTATCCCAAGAGTACATGGCAGCAATTCGATGGCGAATGGTATTATTTCAATGAATCTGGATATGCAGTAACAGGCTGGCATCAGATAGAGGGTAAGTGGTATTATTTCAATTCGAGTTGCAAGATGCAGACAGGATGGATAAGCCTTAATGGTCGTTGGTTCTGCCTTGCATCGGATGGTAGTCTATATACAGGCGGAGTTCATGAGGTTGATGGCAAGTCGTACTACTTCGACGGCGACGGAGTTATGCACACTGGATGGGTAAAGGTCGGCGACGATTGGCAGTACTTCAAGGATGATGGCACCCGTGTTGATAAGGGTATTATCAAGGGCGATGCAGTGTACATTATCAAGGATGGCGCACTAGTCACTGATGATGATGTTGAAGTACGGGCGAATGAACGAGGGGAAATCTCTGTTAAGTAA